ATCTTAGCTGTTTGCATCCATTACATATGCCTCTTTCGGCAAATCTGAATGGGCCGATATCAAAGTGCCTCTGGATATACTGATCCACGGCAAGTTTATGGTTCATTGCGCTCATCGTTTACCTCTGTATGAACAACATGGTACGTATCATTATGCTTTGCTAACAAGTCGATAGCGGTCTTCGTGTCATAAGGTATATTATGGCTAGCACAATATTTCTTGTAAGCCATCGTAAATTCTCCATATGATACATGCCTACCCTTTAGGCTCCTCATCTCTACGGAATCCATCATATCAGTTTCAGTCTGATTCTGATGCTTAGCTCCTCTGTATCCTCCATTTCCGTAATAGACTTTCTGAGCTCTAAATCCAGTCTTTAATTCTTTACACAGATGTTCTATCTTGATTACAAGGCATGGATCTTCAAGAACCATTTTCTTGATGTCGTCAAGAAGCTCTTTTTCTTCATTAGACATGGCTACCCTCATAAAAATGAATACCCTATGACAGTCGCTCTTTGTCATAGGGTATTAGGTGAATGAATCACCTTAAAACTCTTGGATCAATCCAACCGAGCGACTGGTTTGGAAGTCCTTCATTTAAAAGTTAAGAAACTTGTGACATAAGATTCATACCATCTAAAATTGTATCCAAAGGGTGTATCCTTTAGAAACCACCCCCTAAATATCTTTTTAAAGATATCTTATAGAAACCTATTATACCTCAATAGGAATAATAACCTTCGTTAATTTTAAAAAGTCTTTCATTTTTAAGTTTAAAAGATCGTCTAATAAAATAGTGATTAATTCCTAAATTCTTTTAACTATTAAATTGAATATTTTATAAGGAGATTTCATCATGAAATTCAAAGTATATGAAGGTAGATCGGACAAAGTACTAGTCTTTGACGATGCTGATACTGAATACAAGTATCCGATCAAGGTAAAATCCATTTTCTCCAATAAACAGGGAGAGAGGCTATTCAACTTATGGGATACTGAGAAACACCGTTCTATTCCTGTAAGAGTTTGGAGGATGCTAGCATATTCAGCAGGGATTATTCCTTACATTCTTAGTCCAAAGACTGGGCCTGATGGATATTCCTATGTACTACGTGAACAGGATAAGGGAGTAGTATCAGGGAACATCATGGTAATTAAAGATTGTAAGATAATCGGAACTTGTTAACTCATTCATTGATACAACAAGGAGATTACCATGCAAGACTTAATCGACATCATCAACAAACTTGCAGAAAAGTACAAATTCGAACAGTCCGATATCAAGGAAGTACAGGATGCCATATTCGCTCTCGAAAATGGAAGAGATGAGAAGGAATCCTTGGAAGTTGAAGACTTCCAGACACCGGAAGGATACGATGAGGTAGCTATCTATGGCGGAGAAGAAGAAGATTAAGATAACGCTGAAGAAGGATATTTCTGAGAATGAATTGAAGAAAGCCGAAAAGGAATTCACAGAAGCATCCAATACTGGCGAATTGAGGCCTATAGATCCATCTCTTGAAATTCTCAAGAAACTTGATGAAAAGATGGACAATTTGACCTCTATCATGAAGGAAGTGAAAGACATCCTTCTAAAAGAAAAGTCTAAGAATAGTCTAGATTTTCTGAGAAAATTCTAGAACTCACGTCTACTCGGACGGATTTAAAGCGAGGTGGTAGAGATGACCAAAAAGAATCCTAACAACAAATATCCTAAAAAGACGGAAGCGGCAGCTATTGCAACAAAGGCTAACGCGGCTAAGCAGCATCGGAAATTCATCCTTAGTGCTAGGTACCTGATGACTCATATGCCGGAGCCTGTGGTAGCATCGAGATCGGCTCATGCTAATCCGCATAACTGGCCGAAACAAATAGGACTAACAGTAGGACGGACGATCAGCGCATTAGAAGTACAGGAGCTTACTATGCGTATGATTGTGAATGCTAACCAGCGTAGGAGTGATCTACAAGAGAGCTGTCAGACATTCCTTAAAGCGGTTAAGCCATCTCTACCACCCTCGCTAACGATTAATTCCGATTGGAGCAATTTCAGAAAGAGAAATTGCTCTGATCCGAAGGTAGACGCAGTAGCAAATGAACTTGAGGAATTTGCTATTGACTATTTCAAGAAGATAGAAGCTCAGCTGGCATCCCTTTATCTGAACGTAGGAGACCGTAATGGAGCTCAGTATCTCAAGGTTCTAGAGAGAAGATTCAGAGAAAACTGGAATGTTAATTCTGGGATGTTTGCTAAGGCTAATCTCACAATGGAATCCAACAAGACCGAAGGCGAAGAGAAAGAGACCAATTCTATAACCTTTGAGTTTACCACTGTGGAAGCTAATCGGGAGACTCCTGAGTGAGAATACAGTGCAAACTGTCTAAACCTCAAGAAGAATTCATGCGAAGAAGAGATGATCCGTTAGTGATCATGCAATGCGGAGTGGGAAGTGGAAAGACTGTATGTGCATCCATATGGTCTATAACGCATATGCTCCAAGGTCGAAGACTTGTAGCAGGTGCATTGACTCACTCTGCTCTCATGAAGACTTTATTTAGACAGATATTCGAATTTGCTTGGAAATGGGGTTTGAATCCCAAGATGAACAAGCAAGATAAGACCATTAAGATCGGATCAGGTATCATTTACGGATATTCCAATGAAGCACCTGATGATGTCCTTGGTCTCTCCGATATCTATGGTCTTGTCATTGACGAAGCCTCTAGATGCTGCGAGTTGTTTTATAACAACCTTTCAGACCGTATTCGTGGTGAGGGAATTGGAGCACCTAGAAAGAGGCTGATTACGTCACCATGTAATGAACCAACTAGCCAGTGGTTCAACGATTTGTGCGATAAGCACCCCGAAGCGATGATTAGAGCATCGCTTCTTACTAATCCTTTTGTGTCTGATGAGTACATCGCAGAGCTCACAGAAAGATATGGCTATGGAACGCCATTGTATAGGCAACAAGTTCTTGGAGAACTAGTATCGTCTGACTATCTTAATGCTATCATTAGATGGGAAGACTTTACTTCAGTGGAAAACTCAAGGTTCTCTTATCTTGCTCAGCCAAGGTACTTTGGTATGGACTTAGCCGGATCTACTGGAAGAGACTGTACTGTTAGCACAATCATTAACGAAACTGGATTACTCCAACAGAATGCCGTTCAGAATGCGGATACGCCTATACAGACTTCTATGGTTAAAGAAGCCTATAACGAAGGTGTGAAGCAAGGATGCCTCGATGGTTCTGGTGGCTTCGGTAATGGTGTGTACGACAATGTAAAACATGACCCAAGGATAGCCATTAGGTCTATCTCGTTTAATGAGAAGCCTGATAAGGATATATACATGAATATCCGTGCTCAGATGTATGCCGAATTAGCTGAGACAATCCGAGGTGGATTCTATATTGACGTACAGAAGTATAAGGAGCTTGTAGAAGAGCTCAGAAATACTCTCGCATATATAGACCAACGAGGAAAGCTAAGGATATGTCCTAAAGAGGACATAAAGAAAGCTATAGGCAGATCACCTGACCGTGCGGATTCACTAGCACTAGCCGTTTATGCCATGAACCATCATGAAGCAGTCAACGTAGCGCAAGTGGCAGCAAAGATATTAAACCTTAATCACTTTATGAGGTAACAAATGCTTCGAGATAGTGAAGTAATCGAAAAAGCGTGTTCGTTTATGAGCGATAGCGCTTCTTACTATAAGACTCAAAGAGTCCGTATGCAACGTGACTGGGAGGCTTATAGTGGAAACTTTTGGGATGACAACACCATTAAAGAATGGCATCGAGAAAAGAGACCTTGTCAAGTTTGGAACGTAAACAGGGTGTTCGTGAATGCTATTTCTAGTCCGTTCAGTTCCAGTCCATACCACATTCAGCTTGAAAACAGATCTTCCAAAGAAATTGAAGATCTCCAGAAGGCTATTGACGACTTCGAAGGAAGGAACGATAGCAAGAATGCAATCATCGAGTCTATCTCGAATGCGGCTGTGTGTGGTGAAGGTTATCTCACTATTTCTATCATTGACGAAACTGACGATACTCAGAGGATTGAACTCGAAGTCATTGATGATCCATCCTGTGTAGCAATGGATCCGGCTTGTAATACTACAAGCGGTGAAGATGCAGAAATGGGAGCTATCGTCAACCTAATCAACCTGAACAAAGCCAAGAGGCTATACGGTGATGACGTTGTAGGCGTAGGATTTCCGGCAGTGCTTCCTCCGATCTGCAATACTGGAATGACTACATTGTCTACTGACAAGATTCCTCTGGTATTCTTCTACTACAAGGATGATGATGGCAAAGTATGCTTTGCAAAGATTTGTGGAAACAAGGTTCTAAAGCATAGCAAGATGCCTTACAGCATCATTCCTATCTTCAGATTCACTGGTTACAAGTCTAAAGATGCTGCTCATAAGACCGAATACATCGGTGTAGTCAGAGCCACATGGGGTCTTCAGGTTGGAGCAAACATTGGCTACAGCACCCTGATGGAAAGAATGAACAGGAATCCGAAGGGTTCGTTCTTGATGCCTGTCGGAGCAGTAGAGAACCTTGAGAAGTATTACCAGATGTGTGGCAGTGATGAAAGCCTTCTCTATCTCTACAATGGCAATATTCCGCCTACTCCGATTAAGGAAAGCTTTGAGACTCAGGATCTGGTTGGAACAATCAATCAGTCTCTCCAGCTGATGAGCAATGTGCTTGGGATTCCTCTCTCCGGCATCAATGGCCTCATTCCTAATCAGAAGACTGCAACGGAAGTCTTGGTTCAGGAAGTGAACAGTGAATCCAATGTGGCTTGCTTCTATACATCTGCATATAGCGCAATCAGGGCTATTGGAAAGGTTCTCATTGAGATCAATGGATTCAGCAAAGATCTGATATTCAGCTTGCAGAATGGCCCGAGCGTAATCACCAGAAATTCCAAGAAGAGGCAGGAACTGTCTTTGATGTCCGGGATGCTCCCTGAAAACATGAAGCCTATTCTTGCTAAGTACATGGCTGACACGCTTGACGATACGATGTCTAAGGATCTGTCTAAGGATATTGTCGCCAACATGGATCCGTCCATTAAGCTCGTGTCTGATACCGAAATGGATCCCAATGCTGTACATCTGATGAACGGCATGAAGAAGATGCTTGATCAGGCTATGGAACAGCTTCAGGCTACCATGCAGAAGAATCAGGAATTGACGAAGCAGCTTGAGACTATGAATCTTCAGGTGATGAATTTGAAGGGTCAGCAGCAGCTCGATTGGCAGAAGTTCCAGATTCAGGAACAGGATAAGGTACGCTTGGAAGAAGCTAAGCTTATGGCACAAGGTGTCGAGATTGACAACAAGGCTAAGGCAGAATCTGATAAGGCCATGATTGAAGGCCAGAAAGTAGCCCTGAAAGCCGAGGAAATCAAGAACGATGCTGTGAAGACTGCCATAGAAACAGTCAACAAGGGGTACTAAGATGTTTATTCCAGTAACTGTACTACCTCCATCGCCGAATATGAACTCGCAGTCTAGGAGGGAAGAAACCATTCCTGGATCTGCCGAGAAGTATTCCGAAACAGCCTATAAACAGACTCCTGAAGAGCATCAGGCACTTCTTGACAAATACAAAAATGTCAAAGGGATGCCTCCTGCTCTTGCAATCATCCTCGGTGAAGAGGAAGAAAAGAGGTCTCCAAGATACTGGTTGGGTGATCAAAGCCCTAGGTATGGTGGAAACACTCCTAGTTCCTCTTTCATCGCAGGGGTGAATGTATCTCCGGGTCTCAACATGGCTACAATCACCATGAAGAACGGTAGGTCATACTCTTATGCCATCAGTCCAGACGAAGCTGGCGAATTGACCAATGCTAATTCTCTTGGTGCATGGTACAACAAGAAGATTAAGCTTGGAAAGTCTAAGATACCTGTATCTGTGACGGTCAGGTCTGGTAATCGTATTGGCCCAGCGCCGATTGTGCTTACCGGATCTAGGAACGGTCTAACAGCCGTACCTTCTGCTCCGTCTGCCCAGACTACTTCAGCTATTCCTGAATCTTTGGTTCCGATGATCGTCAGAGGACTCGGAGAATTTGGAAAGCTCATCAAACCTTAACTCCTAAAACCAGTAGAAGCATCGAGAGATGCTTCTATTTTTAATCTTAAACATTTTCCAATCAATTTTTTCTAACTAATTCATTGATACACAGTCGTACTCTACGACACAAAACTATAGAGGTTACAATGGACGCAGAATTCGCCCGCAAATACTTGAATGGTGAAGTCTCTATCGAAGATGCTTCGCAAACATCCACGAAACAAGATGACACTATTCCGTCAGAAGAAACTACTCCAAGTTCGGAAGACGTAAAAAATGGTGAAGACACTAAGCCCGATGAGGGTAATGGTGGTGCTTCTTCGGAGACATCTACAGAAACTTCCGCATCTGAAGATGCAGGGACTGCAACCCAGCAGACTGACGATAAGAAAGGATCTGAAGATAAACCTGGCTTCCTCGAAGGTAAGAAAGACAAAAAGCTTCCTTATCCCAACGCTAAAGAGACTGATCTTGAGAAGATTAAGGCCAATCAAGCCTTCATTCGTCAGAAAGATAAGTACAAGAAGAAAGTAGCAGCTCTCGAAGGACAGATTAGCGAGCTTAAGACCAAGCTGATGAAGTATTCGTCTATTGACGTTACCAAACTCAAGGACGATCCTGAAAAGCTGATGGATTTGAAGATTGCTAAGAACACCTTGCAGAATCAGATGCAGAATCTGAAGGATCAGCAAGATGCAGTTCGAGCAGAGCAAGACGAAATCGAAGCCGAGCAAGCTAACCGTGTATATCAGGAACGAGTAGCCACTTGTTTCCCTGACGAAACGGAAAAGAATCATTACAATACCCTGATGAACAACGGAAGGGAAAAGTTCGTAGCATTCCTTCAGCAGTACGACCCAGAGAACGCCATATTGCAGTATCTTGATGATTGCGATATCAGTCCTCTTATGGTACGTACTCTCATGACCAATCCTAATGCTCTCAGAGCAGTTATCGAGAAGAGAAGTTCTCTCTCTAAGGCTATGGAACTTAGGACTCTTGAGAATCGCTTAAGGATCAACCTAAGGCTTAGAACTCCTACCAATCCGAAGTCGTCACAAAATCCAAAACTTCCTTCTACTGGTTCTCAAACTAAGGCTGGAGCAGGTTCTGACCAGAATCCAGTCCGTGATAGGAACTATTGGAAGAATTACTTGGATACACACACTTAATCGGACTAAGTCCAAGGTAATATCATGCCTAATACTATTGTTACTAACAAGCTCACCGACCTTGTTGCTCTTCGTTTTCTCGTAGCCTCTGGCTTCGTGACTGTCGGTGCTAAGGAACACTTCAAAGACCAGATGATTGGCAAGCGCAACGGTCAGGAATACACCTTCGTGATCCGTGATGCCGTTGATGTTGGCGAAGGTCTCGCCCTCGATAACACCAACGAAAAGCAGGATATCGTTGAACGTGAAGTGAAGATGTCCATCCGTCCGTTCCATGCTGCGGTTAAGACTTCTGCCATTGAAGCCGTGACCGACCTCAACTGGGATAAGGAAGTTGCCGAACCGAATGGTGCCAAGATTGCTAACTATGTGGTTCGTAAGGCTGTTGATGAAGCTTTCCCGAAGGCCAATGTTTGCATTGTTGGTTCCGGTTTCCAGCCGATGGCTGAAGTCGCTGCTCACCTTTCTTCGATCTCCTCCGAAAAGATGTATGGCTTCGTTGACCCGAAGGCTCAGGCCATTCTCACATCTAACGGGCAGCAGTTCAACCCTGTCGGATCGCCCGATACCTTCTACAAGCAGGGTCTCCTTGGTGAATTCCACAATGTGGAATATCGTGGTCAGCGTTTCATGCCGATCATCAAGGTTGATGCAAACCTCAAGCCGACGACCGTGACGAGCTTGGCTCTTGCTGGTACTGACTCGGATATTCCGACTCTTACCATTGGTCTTACCGCTGGTTCTGCCGCTTTCACCATCAAGAAGGGCACTCCGTTCTTCGTTGAAGGTGCTATGGCCTGTGACCTGATTGGTGACGCTACCGCCGAACAGTATGCCTTCATCGCTGCTGCTGATGTGGCTGTGGCCTCTGGTGCTACTTCCGCTGCCATTCCGGTTGGCGTGAAGGGTCAGGCTCTTCCGACCATCGTCAAGGGCGGTACTCGTGAAATCGCCAAGGAAGACAACACTTCCTTCGCTAACGTTGCAGCTCTTGCTGGCCTCGCTGTGACCACGGCTGAAGCTGGTAAGTATGCTTGCGGTCAGGTTCGTCTTGACGGTACTTACGAATTCTGCACCCTCGACAAGCTGGATGCTTCCAATGCCGAAACGAAGCTTGGTAAGGTTGAAGGTATAACCGTTCATGAAAACCGTGTGGTCGACCTTGACAACATGACCAATAAGACCCGTTGGGACATTGCTGCAATGTTCGGCGTGATCGAAGGTCGTGGTACTGCCAACTTCATGATCAAGATTGCCTAATTGTTTTCCTTTTGGGTAAACTCATCTCTCATGGTTCTGCCATGAGAGATATTTTAACTCATTCATTGATAAAAGGAGTATATGTATGTTCACAATCAGAGACGTATGCGTAGAAGCATTAGCAAGATCCGGACTAGTTCCTCGTAGACAACCTGCTAATGGTAAGATGATTGAAACAGCCTATCAGCTGTTGAAAGGAATTGCAGCTGACTACAGCTCCCACAATCTACTTCAGTTCCTTAGAAGGGAAGTAGACTTGAATGCTGAGGTTCTTCCTGAAGATCACTATGAATTCACCAGCAATTACGTTACAGGAGTAAATTTCTGGTTCACTATCGAAGATCTTCCAATCCCCAGTCCTATGTACTGGCCTGGAACTCCTAAAGCGGCTATGGCATGGGATGGCAATACTTCTATCGCTAGACTCACTGGAGTTGGTGCAGGTGAAGTAGCATGGACTACTTACAACTATCCTACCAAGGAAATTGCTCTTAGCCAACTGATGGGAGTAGTCTTCAAGGCTATCATTCCGGGAGGTATGCAGCCTACGCTCAAGATTGGTATGATCGACAACGAAGAGCCTAACGATTGGCTTCAAGTTCCGGTAGACAATCTTGAAAGCATCAAGGAAATCTACTGGGATCGTACCAATGATCCGATGGCTAATACTGCTATTCCGCTGCAGTTTGTGAGCTATGAAGACTTCAACAATTCTGCATACGGCGAATACATCTATACTTGGCAAGCTATCACGGATACCAAGGTAGAGGTCAAGTTTAAGCCTTGGCTCATCAAGATGGTCACTCCGACTTATGGTCTCAAGATGATTTATAACGTAAAGTATGCGTTTAATCTTGACTCCGTAATGAAGATTCCTGACATCTATCAGGAGCTATTCACGGTGGCATTGACCTATAAGCTGGCTGTGGAATTTCCTAGGCTGTCTCCGGAGCATACTCAAAGGCTCAAGGAAACTCTTAAGGAAATCGAAGATAGCGTGAAGTCTCCTACCAGAGCTAACAAGCTTCTCATCAGAGATCCTGTATCTAGAAGTGGTCTGTGGAATACTGCTCAGCTTGATTCCGGAAGCTTCATCTTCCCTAGGTAAGATTGCCAACTAAAAACAGAATTCATAAAATTTTTTGTCAACTAATTGTGCGTAGACCCTAGGGTTTGTTAAGGCTAATTTGATTTGGCAAATCATTTTATGAATATTGGCAACTAAATTTACAACGGAGATTTTCATGGCACAATCTAAGATTATTCAAGGAATAGTAGGCGGATATGCCAAATCCAACATCGATAGAGCATGTCAGGCAAGTTCTGTAAATATGTTCTTCGATAGTCAGGGAGCGCAGTCTGCATCAAGTGCAATCATGCGGTCTATTCCGGGAACTTCCAAGGCTCTTGAAATGCCCGAAGGTAAGTGCAGAGGCTTATACAGAGCATCCAGAGGAGTGACAGGTTATCCCGTACTCTATGGAGTATGGGGCAGTCATCTATATCTGATTCTCCAGTCTAACGGAAGGTTTGTATATCATAGGATTGGAACAGTCAGTAATGGTTTGGAAGAACCTGTGAGTATGTGCGAAACCAATGGGTATGGTGATGCTCATCCTAGGCTCATTGTAGCTGATGGCATTCAGCTATACGCCGTAGACACTACTCTTCAGCCTCCTGACCAAGCTGCTGACTATAAGGCTATCGCTCTTCCGTATACTGATGCCAGTACTACGCAGTACATTAAGCCATCTCATGTGGCGTATCTGTATGGGTATCTGGCTGTACTCGATCAGGGAACAGACGCATTTGTATTGTCTTGTCAATATCCGTTTGAAGAGGACATCTATGGCGATGACATCTTCATGCTCGAAGACCATACATATACAGAAAAAGTTGGTGGACAGACTATAACTGTAACCAAGAAAGGTAATCCTCAGGGTTTCAAGATCTACTCCGAATGGTGTGCAGATACTACCAGAGCTATGATCAACTGTGGTGGATTCCTTTATACTTTCGGTGATAGAAGCTTCCAGTGCTTCTCTTATCACGATGACATCAATTTCCCATTCCAATCTCCTGATACAGCTGCAGCAGCTATTGGCATCAAGGCTCCCAGAAGCATAGCAGCGATTGGCAAGACCGTGTTCTGGCTTGGTGCATCAGACATTGGTGAAAATGGTATCTTCATGGCTGAAGGAACCAATTTCAAGAGAATTTCTACCAAAGACATTGAACGTGAAATTGGTGAATTTGTAGTGCCTTCTGATGCCGTAGCCCAAGCATGGCAGGAATACAACCATGTGTTCTATGCTATAACCTTTAGGAATGATAAACGAACATTCGTCTATGATCTGACTGAAGGTCTATGGCATATCAGAAGCTCGTTTGATGACGATATGCCCGGAAACGAAGGTCTATGGAGACCTCAGTATGCGACACTGGCATACAACAAGCTATTCTTCGGTACTCTCCAAGACAATGTACTTGCTGTACAGGACATGAATAAATGGACTGAATATGATGGTCTACTGATGGTTAGAAAGCGTATAAGCGGAGTGATTCTGACTGACTTCAGTTCGTTCTATTGTACATCTCTCAAGCTGATCATCAACAATGGTCAGGTCAGTGATCCAGACTTGCTTCCTGAAATCCTGATGAGATACACTTGGGATGGCTCTGTATGGTCTGACCAAGAAGCAGCCAATGTTGGCCCGATTGGTAGATACGATTGGGAAACAGTCTGGTGGACTCTCGGATATGGCGAAGTACTGTCGGTCGAAGTGTCTTGCTCCGATCCTTACGACTTCACTATCATATCTGCCAAGATTCAGTATGATCAGGGAGGTCTGCTATGAGTAGACACGTATCGTATACTGGTGTCAAGCTTTCGGAAATGAACTTTGGTTCCTATGCTCCTGATGCTCTTAAGGGCTATTGGGCTAAGAAATGGGATGAGCATGTTAGACTCACTGTGGTGAAGAGTCATGGACTAATCACTAGTGACATAGCAACTGAGGATGTCTCTGTGTATTTGGAGCTTCCTCAGCATCATCCATTCTACTTACAAGTCTTGAGTGCTAACGGAACTAGAAACATTCTAATCAACGATCACATTTTAATCAATCTAACGGCTGGAGAACAGCTGTCAGGAATCTTTACAACAGAGGTATAATATGGCTGGAGCTAATTGGGGTGCAAACCTTATTGGTGGTGCTGGAACAGGTGCAGCTGCTGGTACTGCTGTAATGCCCGGATGGGGTACTGCTATTGGTGCTGGCGTTGGTCTTCTTGGTGGTATCTTCCAATCCATCGCTGAAGACGATAACGAAGCTAGAAAGCAGGAATTGCTCGATAATCTTGCCGAACAGACTAATACGTCGTATGCTGAAATCAAGCGTATGTACGATGAGTTCTACAGCAACTACAAGAAATACGTAGAAACTGGTGGTGGAAGTCAGCAGGATGCTATTGATGCTGCCAATGCGATTCGGTCTTGGCCTACCAATTTTGAGACACGCTTGAAAGAAGCTGATTTGGAAAAACCCGAAGACTATGATTTCGTCTATGACAAGACTGTTAAAGACTTCTTGAATCCGTACATGGGAAATGTCATTGACGTATCCAACGCCAAAGTTCAGCATAGTGCAGCCGGGGCAGCTATGGGTAGATCTACTGGGGCAGCCAAGGCCATTGCGGAAAATACTGCTCGCGAGTACAATGATATCTATAATACTGCCCTGACTGCTTATGGTCAGGATAGGTCTCAGGCTTACGATGAATGGGCCGGATACATCAACAATATGCAGCATCGTCTTGATACGATTCTTGCCAATGACAAATGGAGAATCGAACAGCAGAAGGCTCTTGGAGACGAATACTGGGATTTCATGGGTCAGAAAACTGTCAATGATGCAAATCTTGAGAAAGACAGAATCGCTACCCAGACTCAGATTGAACTTGCTAGAATCTAAGGAGGATTTATGGCTATCAAACAACCCGTTTATGAAAGAAGTGCGGTAGAAGTCATTTCTCCTATGCTTTCTATCAACCAGAGCCTAGAGAACCGTAATAAGACCAACTGGGATAGGCTAAGCACTGGTGTCAAGGGTCTTTCCGAAGGCTTGAGTGGTGCTTATGCCATGAAGAAACGTTCTGACGAGATTGAATACAAGGGCGATCAGTACCTTGCAGATCTCGAAAGACAGCTTGCAGAAGCTCAGGCGGAACTCGCTCAGGTCGAGAATTCCATGAGGACTATCAAGGCTGAAGACCTTGGAAGTCTTGACGAGTTTATTGATGCTTCCGCTGAACAAGAAGGATGGCATCCTCCTATGGTCTTCGAAGCAGATGTTGATAAAATGGAAATAGATGGGCCTAGAGAATTTCCTTTAGGCGAATCTCCTAAGGTTCCTTTTAAGGGAGGTCTATAAAATGTCTACACTTGGACAGCGTTCTGGATTTAAGCCTATTCTCTCTCAGGATATGGAAGATGAGCTCATGGGTATGAAGAATTTGAATGCTTCTGCAATGTCTTTTAATCCTGCTGAACTATATGAAGCCACTCCTAAAGCATATCCTGCCAACAGAGATCCTTCTAGTGGTTATACTCAGGTTCTCGACAGAATGAGCAATGAGAAGGGCTTTGAAAGTTTCACCTCTTATAAGCACGGACTTAATGCAGACTCCGATAAAGTTTCTAACGAGCGTTATCAGGAACTGTCTGTAAGACGTGATGAGCTCCAGAGAAAAATAATCGATCTTCAAGCGGAGATCGATTGGCAGAAGAAGCTGAAAGCCCAAGAAATTGCTAAAGATCCCATTTGGGAAGCTGCAAAGCATGACTGGATCTACAAGGGTGATCGTTCTGGTCTTGAGAACATCTTGAGCCGTATGAATGCCGAAAAACAGCGTGAATGGCAGGCTACAGAGAACGAGAAGAATCGTACAGCAGCTCAGGCTGCTCAGGCTGAAGAGAAGAGAGAGGCCAATAAGGAAATCTTGGAAAGACGTCAGAAAGTTCTCAACAGAGTCATGTCTGAATATGCTAGCCAAGATACCGCAGAAGCCAGAAATGCTATCTTTGAAGCTGCTATGGATTATACCGATGCTGCTAAGAAGGCTGGTGTTGATCCTAACGAATTGCTTGATAAGCTTGAGAAGCAGTATCAGGCTCAGACCACTAATGATCTGAAGGATTTGTTTGGTCGGAAAGTAGAGAAGGCTCCGACTGCTACTCCTATTGGCTCCAGCGGTGAAATGGTCGGAACGGACGTTACTATTACGGCTGCTGATGTTGCAAGGAGCAGATCTGAACTTGACAACGCTATTAATGCGGCTACGACTATCGAAGATATCGATAAGCTGGTTGCCGATGCTAAGGCTAATAAAGTGATCGTCGGTGATCTTATTGCTCAGTATGAAACCAAGGCTCGTGATAAGAAGCGTGAACTGGCTAATACTGAATTCCAGAATGCTAAGAATTCCAAGCAGATGGAAGTAGTCATTAACAAATATGCGGACGTCCTTGATCCTGTCAAACGTGCAGAGATGGACAATGCCTATAACAATAAGAAATCTGCCGAAGCAAAGTATGCTAAGGACAAGGCTGACTTTGAGGCCAAGCAGAACGAGCTGTGGCCAAAGTTTGAGAAGATGTCTGCTGGAGAGTTCGATGAGTGGCTTGAAGATCACAGCCAGAGAGCTTCCGAAATAAAGAAGTATTTCGATATCGAAGCTAACAAAGTTGTAAAGAAAAAATTCACAGGAGCAAAGTAAAATGGCAGTAAAATACACCAAAGAAGACAAGAAGCCTGTAAGAGAGCTTCAGGCTTTTCTCGAAGACGAAGAGTATGAAGAAGTTCTTAGGCTGTTCAAAGCTGCTTATGACATGGCATCTTCGAAAGATGAGGCCGAGTCTCTGTTGCTCAATGCGCTTCATGAGGCTCCGTATTACGACAAGATTTTGTCTTCGAATACGGACATCAAGAAGCGTATCGTGAAAGCTCTTCAGTCCGGTGCAGTGGAAGCAACTCCTTCTACCATTCAGGCAACCGAAGCATTGCTTGGAAAGAAGACTGATAAAGAAATGTTCAATCGTCTTGACGAGGAAGCCCTTGTCAAGATGTTTGGGGCTAAAGATCTGAAGTCTATGCTTAACTGGGATTACGATAAGCATTGGACTAAGATTCCCTACAAGGATTTCATTAAGATGTCCGAAGAGGCTGGCCTTGATCCTGAAGCCGTTGTCAAATCTCTGGCTGAGCTTCAAGAATTGCACGATCGAGAAGCTATTGCTGAGGGCTACGATCCTGCTACTGGAAAGGTCAACATTCCTGCATGGCTTGGAAGTGGGTTCATGGGTATAATGGCTCCTAGGGCTAAGGAAGCTATCAAGATGGGGAGAGATCCTTCTATGAAGGATTATGTTCTTGATATCGGCTCCAATGTTGTCGAGGCTGTTCCCTTTACGAGAGGTATTGGCCTTATGACTAAGGCTACCAAACCTGCCGTTAGAAGGGCTCTTGTGTCTTTTGGAGGTGCTAGTGCTGCTCCTTTGGCAGAAGGCGTAGCTGATGCTGCTCTGTATAACGATGACGAGAATCCTTACAGATCTAGATTCAATCTTGGAAACGTAGCTCTCGGAACCGCTATCAACTATGGTACTCCTCTGGCTCTATCTGGACTTGCCGGAAGATTCGGAAGATATCAGGGCGAAAGAGGTATTGGAAGAAGGGTACAGAACGCTCTTCAGGGTGATCCGTACATTGACTTCCTCGATAGACAGCAGGGCATTGGCTCTACTACCTTTGGTGGACAGAAGCTCAGAGATGAAGTGGATGAATCCATCATGTACAATATCATCAAGGACATGGACAAAGCTGATCTGAAGAAGTTGAAGAAAGAACAGCTCGAAGCCTATATGCAGTTCCTAGCCACCCATCCTGAAATAGCTGATAAGCGTAGAGATATCATCACGAATCTCAAGATTTCCATTGAAGGTAAGGATCCTGAACTGGCAAAGAGACTGTCTGAAATCTTCGAAACAGAGAATCCTTCTACATTGACACCTACTACGATTCTCGGAGAGAATGCTGATAAGTATGGCTTAGATAAGAGTGGAAATCTCGCTTACGTGGAAAAGCCTAGTTCACAGAGAGCTGGTCTGAACAAACAGTTCAACAGGAAGTCTTCGGTCGAGAAAGCTGAAGAACTTAGTGCAGAACACAATATTCCTACCGCTGCTACCGAGAAGAGTGCAAGAGATATCTGGCTTGACGCATATAATGCTAAGAAGGAAGCTGGTGGTGATTATGGCTATCCCTCTAGACCTACTGAATTTGACAAGGCAGTCCAAAAGAAATTGGATGATCCGGCATTCATGGAAAAGGTCAATGCTAGAGACCCGTTAAAGAATCTTGGCTTTACTTCTGGGTTGAATCTGGCTACTAACAAAGCTGGAAGGGCACAGTATGGTTATAGCATCATTGCTCCTGAACAAGTAGAAGCCCTCAATGAGTACTCTTCCGGAATGAAGAAGAGAATCAAGGACATCCTTGCCGATCCTACCATAACTCGTCAATGGGATGCCGGATTCATTCCTAAAAAGGATGACGACATCATGTGGGAAGCATATAACATCTACAAGGCATCGAAGAAAGAAGCAGAAGATTCTGAGAAGTCCGGTAGTGGTTATAGTGAACCTGACATCATCCTTCCCAATGTGGCAATTGTAGGTAAAAAGGCAGGTTTCTAAATGAGACAATTCGATAACTGGAACGTGTATTTTGTTCAAGGTAAACCCTTCTTCGGAAGGTTTACCTTTTACAAGCTGCACACTACTGAGAAGGTTGAGATTACCGATGAGGAAGGAACACCTCTTGATAATCCGATCTTAAGCGACACTTATGGAAGAACCTCTCAGCAGGTATTTCTTCCTGACGAAGATGTGACTGTAAAGCTTGAGACCTATATTGGAAATGGCGATATGAATGACTCTATGGGTCACGATATCGACAACATCTCCGCATGGGCCGAAGCTTATACCTTTGATAGCCTGAAGAATTCGCTCGTATTGGATATTTCTGAAGGAGCAGTTGTAGGAACTCTGTTTGCTACGATGAACGATCTCAGATTAGCCGATTATGAGCACTGCAATTATGCCCTTCTGACTGGATACTACGAAGCCGGAGATATGCCTCCGCAGTTCTATGTATTGCAGGAAGACGTGACTACTCCTGACAATGGTGGCAGTGTTGTTCGTATCAACTCCAGATACATATGGAGAATGGTTCCGAAAGAAAGCATTGATGTAAGAAGCTTTGGTGTATTCCCTTCGGATTCCATCAATAACCTTAGAGAGACCTTCCAATCCCAGTGGCAGCACTGCTTCAACTATGCTAATACTATGGGTCTGAATGTGTATGCTCCTAAGGTATACGATAGCGATAGCTACTATCAGGTGGTTGGCGGTAATTTCAACCTCAATCAGATCATGCATGTTGATAGCGGTGCTCATATTGTGGCTAAGCCTAATACGACGACCACTTTCAACCTCAAAGAGATCGAGTATTTCGGGAACGAGTTGTTCCTTTCGAATACCACTACTCCGATCATTACAGGCATGATTACCGTCAATGTGAATACGGCTAGGACTAGTTGGAAGAGCCATTCATGGGCTAATTGGCCTGGAACGGTTAGCAATTTCATAGTAGATACGCTTGATACTTCGTTCTCCTTTACGAATGCAAGAGTAGAATTCGAAAAGACCATTGAGAACAAGGTTCTCTCCTTTACGAATTGCGAAATTACGTCTAACAAGAGGATGAAGAACTGTACAGCTTCCTTCACTAATTGCGGATATATCTCTGATCTTTGGCTTGATGGTACATATACCATTGGGTCTCTGTCGGGAAATATCATTGAGCTATCCGAGATGTCCTCTGCCAATGTCTATGTGAACTGGAAGAATAAGCAGAATGAAGCAAATTATGGCGATCTTGGTGAGCAGACTATCTCTAATGTGGCGCTTCTTAGCGGAGCCGTAGCGGAGAATGCTTACTTTACAAACGTTAATCTTATGGGTAGCGCAGAGTTGCACAATATCTCTGGTACAGTGTCTATCTCTGCTGATTCTGCCCAGAACTGGATTGATTGTTGGTTGACCATTACAAATGCTGCCACGGTGCCTTCCTTCGCTCTTAGACGAGGAAAGGTATCTGGAGCTTCTACTATGGTGGTACACTTTGGAGGTGTCTATCTTGAGAACGTAGAACAGGATATTCCTCTAGATGTTCGTGGAGGAAACCTAACTATTCTTAATAGCTCTATTGACAAGCCTATTAGCCATGTTGGAAGCCCGGTTGTAGAGAAGATTATGAATTGTACATTCAATTCTAGGATTTCTATTACAGGTGGCGCGCCAAATACCATCGTTAACAGCACATGGGTAAACAACTTTGGAAACGTAGATAGACCTATATACATTGACAGAAGTAATCTAAATCCGGTAGATTTGGCTCATACATACAGATATGAGAACAACTCTGGAACATTCTATCCGTCTAAGGAAGTAGAATGGTCTGAGACATTGACCTATACGAAACCTACGACAGCCGATCCTTACACTATTTCTTCTACCAATGGAAGATTCGCACTTGGTATTCCAAACGGTTCTGCAGACTTCAAGAACATCTTCTTTGCTACTTACAAATTTGCCGATCCTACTACTCAGCTGCAATATGCTCCTCCTCATGGCTTTGCTACCAAGGTGAAGCTGTTTAGAGTGGGAACAGATTCTTGCAACGCTATTGTAACATGGAACGTAGTTAGTAGCATGTTCAATGGAAGCACATGGGGAAGATGCCTTGAGACAGTGATTCCTATTGTTGCACAGATGAGATTCGTTCATGATTCCAACGATGATTATCATGTATACATCAGGGAAGATGGATCTTTCTCTCAAGGTGGAAATAATTACTATACCTATCCGTTTGCTTTGTGGAGACTATCTGCAGAGGCTGACTGGACTGGTCTGACCATTACAGGTAAATTCCTTGCTAGGAAGTTATAATAGAGTATTGCCTCATACTATGATTGGTATGGGGCAACTCTTTCATTGATATATCAAAGGAGACTAACATGGCTCTTTCTCATGGAGAATATTCTTACTTCATTAGTCCTAATGCACAGTACCTTGACAGAAACGGCATTCCTTTATCTGCCGGTTTTCTTGAGCTCAGAATAGCAGGAACTGATGAAGAGTACATTTCATACAGCGATTGGGATGGTACACCCAATCCGTTCAGGATTCCTTTGGATTCCCAAGGCAGATGTGTCTGTATTGTCAAGATGGATCTGTTCTATGACATGTACGTCTATAACTACATTGGCAATCTGGAATACTCCAGACTGCGTGTGAATGCTGCTGGCGGTGATTATTCCATCGAAGGTCTTGTAAGAAATGTCAGGACTGATAGCCAGTACATGAGCGTGTCTGAATCCTTCAACGGAGATGGCACTAAGAATTCCACGATTAGCATCGATCTATCTGGATTCCAAGAAAAGCTCGAAGCAGGTGAGAACATTACCATAAACGGTAATGTGATTAGTGCTACTGACACTACCTACACAGCAGGGAATGGAATTGTCATAGAAAACAATGTCATCAAGCTCGATCCCAATGCCGACATGGAAATTGATTACTGGATGGGTAGCTCCTCTATGGTAGCTACTACTGATCTGGTAGCCAACATGACTGCACAGAAGACCAGAGGCGACTCTATCTATGCAGATTCCAATGGAAACGTAAAGCTCAAGAAGGGTACTTACGGAATTCATGCAGTGGTGGAAATCACCAACACTTCTACTGATACGAATATCTATCCGTATACCATTGATGCTCATCCTTCGTCTCCTAGCACTTTCCAGATTGCGGGAGAATGGAACAATAGCTTCCTTCATACTGACCGAGTCGAGATTAGCTACATCGTGGTCAATCCTACTGATGATGTAAATCTCAGCATGTATACCAACCTGTTCAACGATCTGTCTTTGTTCCATACCAGACTTAGCTCGTTACAGGTATACTGCCTGAACGGACTTGGTTCTAATACTGGTGAACAGCTTCCTCCGGCTTCTCCTGCCGATGAAGGAAAGGTTCTTTCTGTTGACGAGAATGGCAATCCTGAATGGCGTGATGTTAATATTCCTGAGATTCCCGTAACGGATGTTGAAGTTGATGGTGTATCTGTCGTCAATGCTCAAGGTGTTGCAGAAATCACTATGCCTACTGACCTTGTACCTGAAGTGACTTCTTCTGATAACGGTAAGGTTCTTCAGGCTACTTATGAAGGTGGTCAAGGGTCTTTCTCTTGGGAAGATGCTCCAATTAGTCTGCCTGATTCTACTTCTGCTGATGCCGGAAAGGTATTGACAGTTGATAACAATGGTGATGCTGGATGGGCTGATCCTGAACACTTCACTCAAGTTCAAGCAGACTGGGCTGAAACCGACTCTAGCGATCCGTCTTATATCCAGAATAAGCCTACTATTCCTACCAAGACTTCTGATTTGACAAACGATTCTGGATTCATTGATGCATCTGACGTACCTGCTGCTCAGGTTCAGGCTGATTGGTTAGAGAGTGACTCTACCGATCCTGCATATATCCAGAATAAGCCTACGATTAACAATGTACCCAATGTGACATCTTCTGATGATGGCAAGGTTCTTCAGGCTTCTTATACTGGTGGCGTTGGTGGATACTCTTGGGAAGATGCTCCTAATGGTTTGCCTGATGCTACATCTGCTGATGAAGGAAAGATCCTCTCCGTCGATAGCAATGGCGATCCTGAATGGGTAGCTCCTCAGGTTTATACTCAGGAGCAAGCAGACTGGGCTGAATCTGATTCTACGAAGGTTGACTACATCAAGAATAAGCCTACGATTCCCACTAAGACTTCTGACTTGACCAATGACAGTGGGTTCATTGATGCATCTGACGTACCTGCGGCTCAAGAGCAATCTGATTGGTCTGAATCTGACTCTTCTGATCCTACATATATCAAGAATAAGCCTACAATCCCTACGGCTACATCTGACCTGACAAACGATTCTGGGTTCATAACTGCTTCTGATGTTCCGGCATCTCAAGAGCAGTCTGATTGGGCTGAAAGCAGCTCTGCTGATCCTGCTTACATCAAGAATAAGCCTGTCAATCTGCCTATCGCAGCTGGTACTAATGTAACGATCACGGAAAGCAACAATACCTTGATCATTTCTGCATCTGGCGGCGGTGCTGGAACTGTGACTGACGTGACGGTTGATGGATCGTCTGTAGTTAACGCTCAAGGTGTGGCTGAAATCACCATGCCCACTGTGCCTACTAAGACTTCTGACTTGACCAATGACTCTGGATTTATTACAGCATCTGATGTACCTGCTGCACAAGCTCAGGCTGATTGGAATGAGAGTGATTCTAATGATCCTTCTTACATCCAGAATAAGCCTAGCATCCCTGTAATCGGAACGATTAGCCTATGATTGTAAGACCAGAAAACGTATAGCAAGCTTTACAGACAAATTCATCTTTCCTTGCATGCTATTAAGCCTGATGGTAAAGAAACGAGATACTGGTTTAAATCGGCTGATGATCCCCTCTATAGATTGCTGTTTCCTCTCAGCGGAAAAGAAAGATATTTCAAGTACATGGAATATAAGCACGAATAATTTCATCACACTCTAATCATAGATTCCTATCACTCAAACAGAGCAAATATCCATAAGCTTATTGGCTTATGGATATTTTTAAAAACTCGGTATTGAACAATTTATAAGGAGATCTTATGAGCGAAATCTGGTTAACCTATAATGGAAAGGTCATTACACACAATGCGAAGATATTGACTAAGCCTGAATTGATTCCTCCTCCTACTACTCCAATGACTTTAAGATTCCAGTTTACTGATACTTCTTATGTTCCCACGGTTGGGTCATCCGGAAGTACAGCAACAAAGGGTTCTTGGACAGCTTATGATGCTTCTAATGGAATCTGGGATTGGACGTACACCGGAACAGATTGGACAAGTGTTTTCAATCTATACGGCAGTAGAATAGGCACAAACAATAAGGTCGCTTTGCTGTCAGCCAGTGATACTAGTACAGTTGTAAATATGTACAGATTGTTCGAAGGTTGCGAAAACTTGACTGCTGTCTCTTGGTTTGATACATCTTCTGTAACGATGATGTCAGAAATGTTCCGGGGTTGTTTTAGCCTAGAATCTGTTCCTTTGTTCGATACTAGTCATGTTACAGGCATGAGTGATATGTTTCTTGCATGTATGAATCTAACTACCGTGCCTTTATTTGACACATCTTCTGTTACAGACATGAGTTTTATGTTTGTTGGATGTAAGAATCTAACTACCGTGCCTTTATTTGACACATCTTCTGTTACAAACATGCGTCAGATGTTCGATGGATGCTCTAGCCTAGTATCTGTACCAGATTTTAATACATCTAGCGTCATTCGTATGGACTATATGTTCCAGAACTGTACTAGTCTGGCCTCTATAAGCTTTTCTAATATGAACATGGTGAATAAAACGGACTATATGTTCAGTGGTTGTACTAGCCTAGCTTCAGTGCAATTGTCTAATACAAACTCTTTGTCTAGCGTTCAGTATATGTTCCAGAATTGTTCTAGCTTAACATCCGTATCATTGTTTAATACATCTCTAGTTACTGATATGACTGGTATGTTCACTCATTGCAGAAGCTTGGCAACTGTACCGTTGTTTGATACGTCTTCTGTGACACACATGAACTCAATGTTTGAGTATTGTTCTAGCCTATTATCTGTACCTTTATTCGATACTAGATCTGTTGTAAATATGTTTGAAACATTCTGGGAATGCCGCAGTTTGGCATCTATACCATTGTTTGACACTAGTTCTATGGTAGCTATGTTTGGTACATTTTCTAGATGTGTAAATGTTCAGTCTGGAGCATTGGCATTATATCAGCAGGTATCATCCCAAGCTAATCCTCCTAGCAGTCATTCCGGTTGCTTCTATATTTGTGGATCTAATACTGTCACAGGAGCAGCGGAGCTGGCTCAGATTCCAGCGGACTGGGGTGGAACAATGTCTTAATCCTCACACATAACGATACTCACAAGTCTACATTCAGGCTTGTGAGTATCAAAACTTAGAATTGATCGATCAATCTATAGGAGACTCCTATGCCTACAACTTTTGCGAATACTATTGACGGTTGCCCTATCTATGCGAAGAGAGCCGAAGAGGATCAGAGTGGTGTCAACATTGAACAGAACTACGCCAAGAAAACGGAAATTCCAGATGGCGTTCCTTCTGTAACCTCTTCTGATGATGGAAAGGTTCTTAAAGCTAGCTACTCTGGTGGTCAGGGTAGCTATGGATGGGAAAATGAATCTGGTGGAGGTGGTCTTCCTCCGTCTACCTCTACTGATGAAGGAAAAGTCCTGACTGTTGATTCTAGTGGAGATCCGGCATGGGAAGAACCTGAAGGATTGTTTATTGCTACCTATGGCGTGACGACCTATAACGAAATCTATGACGCTGTCCAAGCCAATAAGATCGTTTATTGCAAGTCTGCTGATACAGTATTCAATTACAGACTGGCTTTCTTAGCCTTTGTTGCTAGCAGCAATTTTGAATTCCAATATTACAGGTCTATTAACTCTCACTCTGCTACTAACCAGACTGATGAAGTATACATTTACAAAGTAACCAGTAACAATGCATGGACTACTACGACTAGAAAGACTGGATGCTCAGTTGCTGCAGGAACTGGGTTGACTAGATCCTATTCTACAGATACTATCACGCTCGGACTGTATGGAGTATCTGCGGCTAATGCAGGTAAGACTCTGGCTGTAAACTCTGCCGGAAATGGTGTAGAATGGGTGAATAAAGAGACAGTTCTGTTTGACTCTAATAATACAAATGCTACATCTGCAACGCTCTCGGAGTCCTATAAGAATTTTGAATATTGCAAGTTCTTCTTCAGGAATGGAGATGGTGATGTAATCTGCAGGGAAGTCTACTCGGCTGCTCAATCCAACATCATAACCGTTGTAAGCGGAACTATCTCTACCGAACCTAAGTTATATAGCAAGGTGTCTACTTATGCTATCACTGGCAATACCCAGATCGACCATAGGAACTCGATTGCGTATAACATCAACAGCAATGCTATCACGTCTTACACGTCCAGTGTGACTGCAAACTACATCATACGTGTGGTAGGCATCAATCGCATTTCCTCGTAAGGAGATTTAACAATGTCTGAAAGAAATCCTAGTGTACTATGGAATCAGTCTCAGTCTCTAACTGAAGCTGAGAAAGCTCAGGCTAGAGAAAATATTGGAGCAGGTGTAGGTGGCGGTGGAAAGACTCGCCATGACGCATCTTTTGTAAGGACTAATCCCGGAGAGTCAGATCCTGCTTATGAAGTACAGAATGTCAAGAATTACTGCATCAACCATGTAGCTATTGATGGTCACGCAGGAGATATCTGTAACGTTCTCGTTAAGGCTCCAATCTTGACAGGTAATGAAGAATACGACTATGTTGTGGTATTTGACTGTACAAACTCTTCAGGAAGCTCCTATGTTGATGTAGAAAACTGCTCTCCTGAAATCCTAAATGATGCGTATGAACTTTCTAAATCGTACATGAATGTAAAAGTAGCAGAGGCAAATTCAGCATCAGAAGCTGACCCTCCAGAAGCTAGAGTTGTGACAGACGTTAACGGATCCACAGTAACCAAGAAGTATATGAGGATTGAACAAGCTTCATATTCTTCCGTTAATCCGCAAACCAAGGCTGGCCCATTGCTCATGATAGATGCCAATATCGTTCCTGCTACCAGAACGTCTCACTATATAGGATTCAGTGGATCTCCAACCTATCAGATTCGTGTACTTGGTGGTTGCTGGTCTATTCACTTCTTCTAGGATAGCATATGAATTTTCTACAGATTGCTTTAACTAATAAGTGCAATTTGAGCTGTCAACATTGTCCAATGGGAAAATGGAGAAATAGTGCTCCTCCAAATTTTCCATTGAATAATGGAGAGCTCATACCTTTTCTAGAGAAGTATGTTAGACCGAAAGAATGGATCATAGAATTGACCGGAGGGGAGCCAGCTCTCTATGAAGGTATAGAAGAGCTGTGCGGTTGGCTATCAACACATTCCTATAAGGTCTTGATAAAGACTAATGGAATGCTTCTTATACCGTCCTTTCCAAATATCAAGAGAGTAGCAGCGTTTCATCAGACAGACTGTCTTCCTAAATTCTATGACGAGATCCTGATTGTTGACAAGATCGATAGGGAAATCAAGGAGGCTTATTGCAGGACACATGATATCCCTTATAAGATTATAGGCTACAATAAGGAAATCATCGATGATATAAAGCATGAATTTGTGATGTGCGCATTCATTAATCCTGCTGGTCATCAGATAGGATGCGCAGCTAGGCGACCTATTGAGAATGTAAAGAAGGATGGTGTCGACTATAATCGTATTACTCATAGACCGCTTGTGTCTACAAAGTGCTGTGAGAGATGCAAAGCGGCACATGATGCTTGGATATTTTTATAAGGAAACTCTATCATGGTAACATTGATCTTTATAGGTGTTTTTATTATGGTTGGATTTCTGTGTTTTAATATTTCTGATTGGGGGGAGCATCATGACAACAGAAACCAAGACAGATAAATGGATAGGTGCATTGAAACCAGTGTTTACTGGCTTAGTTGCTCTCATGGCTGCTGCTGCTCTATATCTCAATAGTAGAGGAGCAGACAAGTCTGAGCTCCAGTACACCGATCTCGATCGAAGATTGACTATTGTTGAAACACAGTCAAGTAATATGCAAAGCGACTTTAGCAAGCTGTCCGAGAAGACCGAGAAGATTCTCGAAGCCGTAACGGACATCAAGGTAGATATAGCTAAGATGGCAGCTTCAAAGAAATAACAATTAACACAAAGGAATAACCAAATGAAAAAGATGAAGATTGTATATGCCTCCTCTCCGAAGGTCAAGGCTATCCTCGATGACGGTACTGAGAAGGATCTGATCATCATTGGCAACAAGGGTGGGAATCTGCTTGTCAAAGACTACTCTGACTTGAAGGTGTACGAACTGCACTGTCCGTATGCTACCTGCCCAAACACCATTATCTATGAGATCGTAGCGGTCAACGGCGGCTAAAATCCTGTGCCTCCCTCTCCAACACTCTACACTATCACTGTGACCAACTCTTCTACGGCTGTGACCTCTGTTACCCCTGAGTTCAAACAGCTCGAAGCTGGCTCTAACGCTGTGTTTGTGATCGAGTTTGCTGAAGGCAAGGGTGCTGCTGATGTTGAAGTCTCTTCCGGTACAATTACAGAAGCTGACAATCATAACTATCTGACTGTATCTAACATTCAGGCAGATACGACCGTCACGATCACTGACAAGTGATACGGAGAATCTACTTAACTATTAAGTGGCCACATCTCCAGTGGTTTAGGTTAGACTATAGTCTCTCTAGGTTAACGCCTAGAGAGATTTTTTAATAAAAAGGCTCATTCCCGAAGGAATGAGTCAGTTTTCAACAGGAGAGTATTTATTCAACCTTAAACACCATGTTAGCAATCTTCATACCAATCTTGAGAGCAGGTTTAAGGTACTTTAACTTGTTTTTGTCTGATGTTTTAAGAGCCCCACAAGCCTTTAAGAATGGATACAAATCTTCGGGGTTCTTTGCTAAGGCGAATTCTTCCATGACCTTTTTCAACAATGTAGGCTGGATCTTAGAGATCAATTCTTCGTGTCCAGATTCTACCAGAGTACTGTCAATGAGGTTGCCGAAGCAATTCACATAGGCAGCTAAGGCGATCTGACTCGCTGTGAGATCTACACTTGTTTCTTTAGGCTTGAAATTATTCGGATCTGTTGCGTCTTTAATAGGTTGCATATTTTCCTCTATGTTTTTCATTATTTAGTTAAGAGGATTTCTGTATTTAGTCTCGCATTTTTCCTCAAATGTTGATTGTTTGAATTTGCCCTTTGCGTATTTCACCGAAGCCTCTTCCCACGCTTCTTTGCTTCTGTATCCCCCATTGTTGGAGTATACTTTAGTGGTATTATACAGTCTTTTACACTTTCTGTTAGAGAATATCTTTGCTTCGTCGCAATATTCCTTTAGGTAATATTCCTTTAGGTATTCTCGTTGAGACATGAAAAAAGCTCTAGAATCTTTTTCTCCACTAGATAAAAGATTGTATAGATTATCTTTGCATACGAAGAACCCAAGGCTTTTAGAATTGGCTGTGCATATTACATCATATCCAAGAGTATCTATTCTTAGCAGGGTATCTTCTAAAAATGGATGATCAGACTTCCATTCGTTCTTTACCTGCTCTAATATGTCACTATCTCCTCCGTACATACAGTGTTCTATTCTAGCTTCTACGACCTTTTCTTGGTCTTTTTGTTTGTCCAGATGCTTTGTTAAGAAGTAAGTACCTAAGCTTATAGGTATTGTAACCAGTATACACAGCAGAGTCCCTTTAAATTCGTCCATGTCAATTCTCCTGTTTTGTTTTATTCCTCGAAGAGATCATCTTCGATCTCTTTCAGTGCATCATCCACGTCACGCTTAGTGAGTATTGCATCTAGGGTAAGACCCAAACGATCAGTGCATTTATCACAGATTATTTTCGTGCATGTGTCAGACCTGTCATTGATGCTGGTAAGCGTAAGCATGAAATATGTACGCCTATCAGAGCATCCGCAGTAGTTGCAAGAAATGTTCACCCTCATTTACAGATGTTCTCCTACTTATGAATCAGGTAATATACCAGACAGTTTATAAGAACAGTGATTCCTATGAAGAGATATGACCGAGGGTGTAATTCTTCAAAGATGTTGTCAATCGGGAAATCTTCTCTCATGAATAGTATAAATCCGAAGAGAAGGAACATGATTCCTATGGTTATGGCTATACTCATAGTATACTCCTATCCAAGAATACCTGCAGGAAATACAGGAAGACAATATATAAGACCAGCAACCATGAACACAAAGATTACTGCTTTGACTAAGCGAGAACCTGTCTTGATGTCATTCTTATCAGCAAGAGAATAGATCTTGCAGATCGTGTTAGACACCGCCAAAATAAGGCAGATAATGAAGATAACAGTGATGATTCCCATCTTAGACTCCTTGTTTTTCTACATTAAGAAGTTAACTTCATAGAAAAATGGTAGACTAGACCGAAGTCCAGCCTACCATTGAGCATCTATCATACAGGCTCTACTACTTCCCATTCCTACGAATGAAGCTATCAAGGGAGCTTTCCTTTCTCCACTTTTCGAGGAGATCCCATCTTTCACGCTGAGTCAATTTCTTCAGGGTGTCAGATTCTAGCTTCGTCTTAGGATGATAGGAACTGTTCGTACCATCAGGTCTGATTACCTGAAAGACTGAACAAAATCCATCGTCAGAATCTTCAATGACTTCCCAATCTTCGCACAGCAAATCCGTCTGCGAAGCAAACCAAGGTACACGACCCTTGGGAGCATTGGGATTAGTGGTCTGAAGACCAGTGGTATCGATGAAGATATACGGCTGAGTCATATTGGACTTTTCGTCAGGAACTTGAAGTTCCAAGAAGATTCCGTTACCGTTCCAGCCTTTTCTACGGACTCTTAGACCATTTTTCAACTGCTCCAGAGCCCAACCAAAAGTTTTTTGGATTTCCATATGTTATTCTCCAGTTTAAGGTTATTTTATGATATCGTAAGTCTTCTCAAAGATATCCGGCTTACAAGGATACAGCTCTCCATTCACACCACGGATGACGTAATCACCAACGCTGACATGATGGTCGCCTTCCAAGGTCTTGATATACATCTCGCCTTGGTCTTTAAAATAGATAGTGCCGTTCTGGAATGCTTCTACAGCCCACGGACAGACATAGAATTCGCCATTGGTGTCCTTAAGGTCTCCGTCATACTGGAAACATTCAATCGTGACAGGTTTCTTTACTGCTTTCATTTGCAAAGCTCCTCTTGGAATGATTTGTACATCTTATTCTTTCTCGGCATAGTTTCTATTTCTTCAATGAGCTTAGCCTTTACAGCAGGATTGTTTATAGTGCCATTGTTCATAGCTTCTACAATCTTAGACTTGAGCTCAGGAGTGATCCATACCTGATGTCCGATAGGGCTCATTCTCTTCTTCAGTAGAACTAGTCCCATAGACCGCTTTCTGGCTACGTACCTTTGAGTATTTGTAAGGCCATCTGCGCCTTTAATTGCATTGTATGCCCTAAAGTACTCAAGCGTATGGGAAGGAATACCAGTCAGGGATTCTTCCCTATCTCTAAGCTTCGTTATCTTGTCAAATTTCTCCGTTTGACAAGGAGACTTCACCCATTTCATAGTATCAGTATCAAATGGATCTTTGGCATATACGAATCTGTAATTATTCGGGTTAGGTACGAACAATGTAGCCAAGATTCTAGGAACACTCCAGAGAATGGTATTAATGCTAAGAGCAGGATACTTGTACTTCTTAGTTCCCATGAATGTAAATGTTGCATCCACGTAATTCCCGCCGACAAGCTTCTCAAATGAGTGCGTCTTCCTGTTCACTCTAATCCTTTCAGGCTTTGATAGATAGATCCACTCTGAATCAGAGTATCCTATTTCTATCTGCTTTGTATAATGGTTTTTAAATGACATCGTATACCTCAATGGAAATACAAGAAGTTGCGCTTCATTTTAAAGTTGTATTTTTGGATGCAAAATTAGTTGTAGTCATCCTCGACAGGTTCATCGTCTTCGCTTAATTGAGACTTTGTCTTCCAATTATGTCTTTTGGCATATGTCTTGAACGTTCCAAGGGTCACGGTATGGTCTGGATTGACGGCATTATGATATGATAGCAAGTCCTTATAGGATGCTGTCATATAAGTGCCGTTACCGTTTTCAATCAACAATCCTGATTCCAGTAAGCATTGAATATTCATTCTAGTCAACCCACGGTAGATATCCAAGAATAGATTTAATGAACTCCTCCTGACACTTAGGACAAAGATCTAATGTAAGATCGTGATGCCTTGGATAAGACTTATCTCCGGCTTCAACAAATCTGTCAAAGGAGAATGTTACGGTTCCCACTTTATCGTGATATGTTCTATCACCGATTATGGCTTCTCTATCCGAATTTCCATTTTTGCATTTATCGCAGATTATCATGCTTGCTCCTTTATTCCATAGTAAATTCTGCAATCATAAGGTTTTCCGTTCTCATCAACACGGTCTTCAATGTTATAATGATCCAGATTGTAATCACCATAGAATTGAAGTGTTTTCATAATATGCTCAGCCCTTCTAAGCTGGAAAGCCTCTAATGGCTGGTTATCCTTCGGGTGATACTCGAAGTAGAAGCTCATGTCTATACAACCAGTGTCCGCATGATACTCATGAGAGAACTTCAAGTCGTAGTTACGGCAATCATAGTCACCGTGGTGTATCATCATCTCACAGAGCATCTTATTCTGGGCTATAGCCATGTTAGTATGCGCACGGCGCATAGCTTCATCACGGTTCTTGTTGATATTCTCTAACATTTCCTCAAATTCTTTGTCTTCAGCATTAGTAGGCAGACGTACTTCAATCTTCTTCATCTACAACCTCCTCATCATCTGGCTTAAACGGTGGTCTGATGTCTATTGACGGATCGTACTCATACAACAAATCTTCAACCATCTTGTTTCTTCCTATACTCACAAGGAATTTCCAGTACTGGTTCCTCATATCTCCGTGAGCCATAGCCTCCTCACAGCTACGCTTTGCAAAACAATCATAACAGAACGACTGGAGAGTGAATAAATCATGATGAATAAGCAATCTTAGCTGTTTGCATCCATTACATATGCCTCTTTCGGCAAATCTGAATGGGCCGATATCAAAGTGCCTCTGGATATACTGATCCACGGCAAGTTTATGGTTCATTGCGCTCATCGTTTACCTCTG